AATCTACCAGAATGAAATTCAGTTTTAACTAATTTAAATTTATAAACCATAGTTCCTCGCCAATAAGTAAACATGCTTGCAACAAGGTGCATGGGAGCACAATCAGACACATTAATACCATTAACTACTCTTGTAATTCTGGTTGCAGTAGGAATAACTTCAAGAGCAAGTAAAGATGTCCCAGCAATCTGAGTACCCAACCAAGGAATAGTTGTATAGTAAGAAGGAATACTAGTAAGATACTTGAAATCAAGTTCATCAACATCGGTTCCAGAAAAACCAATAGCTTTCCCAACTTGGTTCTTATAAGAAAAGGACAACGGAAACGAATTATCGGGACCATCAACATTAGCTGAATATGGTAGATAATTTTGAGTAATTCTTTGTGAATGTTCAAGATTAATTGGTTTAGACCAACCAAAAACAGAAGCAGCTGAAGCTAGAATATCACTGTACCAAGCGGTTGCCGAAGCATACCCACTCAGCAATGGAACTCTAGTAAAAATATTGGCAGTATCTCTTACTCTAATTAAAGCGGAAGAAATAGGACCCATTTGACTACTATTCTGTTCAACTTCAGTTTCGTTCTTTTTCTTAACTTGGGATGTAAAAGGCCGTGTTGATTGAGGTACAGCGGCACCAATGAGTTCAACATCTTCAAAATGAGCCCATAAAGTATAACCACAAGTGTTACTACCAGCTGGAGCGACTAATTTAGAATAAGGATAAATCCTAAAGAGACCAAAAGAACCGAAGCTAGAAGTAGAAGTAACAGATTTAAGAGGAAAGAAATTCATAGCACTATTGAATGGAATACGCATAGTAGCCTCAGTATCACAAGATAAATCTAGTTCAACATGAGGTAATTGCGATCTTTGTACCAAAGTATTCTGTAAAGCTGAAATTCTATTAATAGCAGGCGTAGTACTAATATCAGCACCACCAGTAGGCATAAACTGTAAATTATATCTACCTTGTTGAAATCTATTCGCATTAACAACAAGACGTAAAACAGTTGTAGCTCTAAATCCGAAATAACCTCTCAATTTATCAGACATAGTAGCACTATTAGTAATAATGTCATTAGGAGAGAGATAAGGAGGAAAAGCCGAAAATGTATCTGTGGTAGTAAAATTACCAGAGGCAACAATAACAGGTTTAGCAAGAAAATCTCTAATTTCTTGAGAAATTTGGTCCGTAGAACTTTTGAGAAATCTAGGATCCAAACTAATTGGTGCAATTTTGGTCGCAGTAACGACCTCAGCGTCACTCACAAATTGAGTTGTAGACACCTGGGCAGTAGCACCTTCGCCACTTATCACAGTATTTGGGAAGAGGTTGGTGGGCTGTGAACCATCAACGTTCGTATTTTGATTTGTAGAAGCCAGTATTTTAACTTGGAATAGACATTAACTGATCAGTCTAAACTGCACCGAAGTTCTCTGATAGCGATTG